ACTGTTGGAGGAGCAGCTGGTGCAAACGATACAAAAGTAGAAGGAATTGGTTATGCTGGTGAAAGCTATAGGTCTCCAATATTCTACGATTTAGGTAACACAGCTTATTATACAGATCCAGCTTCAACATCAGTCATGAATGCCTCGACTTTTGCAGGGAATGTAACAATGAATGGTTCAGAAACAATATTTAACCCAGATGCGGATAGTCAAGCTAAAATTATAAATGCTGGTACAAATGCTATTGCTTTATTTGCTGCTGTTGGAGATACTTTGTATTTAGGTGGTAATAATACAACTGGTATGTATTTGGATACCTCTGCTAACGCAACTTTTGCAGGTACGGTAACTGGAGGAAATTTCTATGGAAACCAATTTCACGACGCACAAGATACGTCTTACTATGCGAATCCAGCGGGAACATCAGTACTTAACCTTGCAACTTTTAATAAAGGCGTGGTTATAGGTACTCTCACTGACGTAAGTACAGCACCCGGTTTAACAGTTAACATAAAATCAGGTAGTGAAAATATAAGACTAGCTGACGCAGATTCAGGTTCTGGATTTGGTCCTTATATGTCATTTTATGATACTACTGCTTCGGTAAGAAGAGGTTTTATTCAATGTCTAGACGGTGATATGAAAATTGCTGCTGAATATGGTGGTTTTGAGGTATGGACAGGCGCAAGTAATAATGAAGCGGTGAGATTAACTATAAATTCATCTGGCACAGCAACGTTCTCAGGCGCGGTTTCAAAAGCTAGTGGTTCATTTAGAATTGATCACCCACTAGAAGCAAAAAAAGACACACATCATTTAGTACATTCATTTGTTGAAGGTCCACAAGCAGATTTAATATACAGAGGTAAAGTAACATTAGTTGATGGTGCAGCTATAGTAAATATTGATACAGCTGCTGGTATGACAGAAGGAACATTCATTGCTTTAAATACAGACATACAATGTTTCACAACCAATGAATCAAATTGGGATTTAGTAAAAGGTAGTGTATCAGGAAATAAATTAACTATTGAATCAAAAAATACATCATCAACAGCAACAATATCTTGGATGGTGGTAGGTGAAAGACAAGATCAACATATGAAAGATACTGACTGGACAAATTCAGATGGTAAGGTTATAGTGGAACCAACAAAGTAAAATACACTAAAATGGTGTAATATTAATAATAACAATTATAAACAAAATTTTAAAAATTATGGCAATAACATATAAGTACAAAATCAATACTTTAGAAACAGCGCCTAGTGCTTACAGCAAAACAGACGTTATAACTAGAGTTAGATTTGAATTAACCGGTTCCGAGGGAAGCGGTGATAGTAAAAAAGAATCTAGCTTCTCAGGATGCTGTGCTATGCCTGCACTTAAAGATGATGATAAATATGTTGAGTTTGCGGACTTAACTGAAGAAAAAATAATCGCTTGGGTAAAGGAACATCATGGTGAAGATCATCCAAAAGAAGCTATTGCAGCAGCTATAGAGGATTTAAAAACCCCTATGCATGTTGAAAAAGATGCACCTTGGGCATAGAATACTATGACAATAGGGTATTAAGAATGTTATTATTTATGTAATAGTAATAGTATTGAAATTAAGTAAAATTAAATAAACAATTATGAATAAATCATTAAAAGACATTAAAGTCGAAAAAATAACTGAAGAACAATTAAAAGATCTTCAAGGACATGTGAATACAATTAATCAAGCTCAATTACAATTGGGTCAATTAACCTCACAGAAGAGCGCTGTGTTGAACGCAATACCAGCACTTCAAGTTAAATTGAAGGAATTTCAAGATGCACTTGAAGGAGAATATGGTAAAGTAAGTATTAACATACAGGATGGAACTATACAAGAATTACCAAAAGCTGATGAGCAAGCTAATACGTAAGATTAGTGTTGGTAAAGATTATAAAAATGAAGCTATGCATTACGCCGTTGGCCAAGAGGTCTACGGCGGGCATACAATTTGCAATATAATTGAGGAAGATACTAAGTACAGCGTTTATATTAAAAAAAATAACGAGGTGTTACCTTGGAAAGATTTTAATAAAAACATGGCAGTATCAATAGAATATAACCTTGAATATTAATGCGTGCTTTATATAATTTTATAGTTAAGCCAATAGGTAAAAGGTATAATAATGTTGACAAGGTTGGTGATAAGGAATTGATAGTTAACACTGAAATATTCAATCACAAATATATCAACAGAGAAGCAAAGGTTACAGCAATACCTAAGGCACTAGAAACATCTATTAAAGTTGGTGATTCTGTTATTATACACCATAATGTATTTCGTAGATGGCATGATATGAAAGGTGTAGAGAGGAATAGTAGAAGTTACATTAATGATAACATGTACTCCGTTAACACTGATCAAATATACGCATACAAGAGAGACGATAAATGGAAAGCTGTAGATGGTTATTGTTTTGTTAAACCAATAAAAGCATTTGAGGCATTATCGTTTGATAAAGAAGAGCCTTTAATGGGATTAATGAAATATACTGACGAAAATCTAGGAATGATAGAAGAGGGTGATTTAGTTGGATTCACGCCTAGCAGTGAGTTTGAATTTATCATTAATGATGAGATATTATATCGTGTATTAACAAAAAACATTTCAATTAAATATGAATATCAAGGACAAGAAAAGGAATATAATTATAGCTGGTTACAAAGCAGTGGACGAGCTAATAAAAGTAGCTAAAGAAGAAATTGTAGATTCAGATGAAGATATTTCAGCTGATAGATTAAAGAATGCCGCTGCCACAAAGAAGTTAGCTATCTTTGATGCATTTGAGATATTAAATAGAATTGAAGAAGAAAAAAATATATTAGAAGATAAACCAAGCGAGAAAAAGGATAACACCTTTTCAGGTTTTGCTGAAAGTAGATCAAAATAATGTACGAACAAACTTTATATAGAATTATTCAGCCAATAAGAATTAACACGCTTAAAAGACTTAATAAAGCAAAGAAATGGGGATATGGTTACAATAAAGAGCACGATATTGTAGTTGTAAGTAAAACAGGTCAAATAGGCGAGATATATGAAATACAAAATTTCAAAGTAGCTTTACCTCCTGTTACTAAGGTTTATAGTAGATCAAAAAAGAAACAAGAACAATATTGGGAACAATTTGAATATCCAAAGGCATTAAAAAATGTAAAAACCATTTTTGACTGGAGAGATTATCCTAATGAACATAAAGATAAATGGTTTGATTATATTAATGAAGAGTTTAACCGTAGAGAGAGTGGGTTTTGGTTTAATAATAATGGTAAGCCTACTTACATTACCGGTACTCACTATATGTATCTTCAGTGGTCAAAAATTGATGTGGGTGCTCCTGAATTTAGAGAATCCAATAGATTATTCTATTTATTTTGGGAAGCTTGTAAAGCAGACAAGCGCGCTTATGGAATATGTTATCTTAAAAATAGACGATCTGGTTTCTCGTTTATGGCAAGTGCGGAAACAGTTAATGCTGCAACTATTTCGAGTGATGCAAGATTTGGTATACTATCAAAGAGTGGTTGGGATTCTAAAAAGATGTTTACAGATAAAGTTGTACCAATATCTGTCAATTACCCGTTTTTCTTTAAACCGATTCAAGATGGTATGGACAGACCTAAAAGTGAACTCGCGTATAGGGTACCAGCTCAAAAGTTTACTAGAAAGAAGCTTCAAACAAATGAAAAGCTGGAAGAAATTGTTGGATTAGACACAACTATTGATTGGAAGAATACTGGTGATAATAGTTATGATGGAGAAAAGCTTAATTTACTAGTACACGATGAAAGTGGTAAATGGGAAAGACCTGATAATATACTACACAACTGGAGAGTAACAAAAACATGTTTACGATTAGGTAGTAGAATAATTGGTAAATGTATGATGGGTTCAACATCTAATGCATTAGATAAAGGGGGAGATAATTTTAAGAAATTATTTAGAGATTCCGATGTAACAAAAAGAAATAAAAATGGACAAACTAAATCTGGGTTATATAGTTTGTTTATACCAATGGAATGGAATTATGAAGGGTTTATGGACAAGTATGGTATGCCAGTTTTTGAAACACCATCAGATACAGTATACGATTTCTATGGAGAACTAATAGATACAGGTGTTATAGATCATTGGGATAATGAAGTTGATGGGTTAAAAAGTGATCCAGACGCTCTAAATGAGTTTTATAGACAATTTCCAAGAACAACTGAACATGCATTTAGAGATGAGACAAAAAATAGTATATTTAATTTAACTAAAATATACGAGCAAATTGATTTTAATGAAGAATTAAATAGCCAAGCGCAAGCGTCTACTGGTAATTTTCAGTGGGTGGGAGGTATAAAGGATTCTAAAGTTATATTTTATCCTGATTTAAAAGGTAGATTTCATGTATCATGGGTACCACCTATAAATTTACAAAATAACGTTGTAACAAAAAACGGTATTAAACATCCAGGTAATGAACACATGGGTGCTTTTGGTTGTGATAGTTATGATATATCAGGAACGGTTGATGGTAAAGGATCTAAGGGTGCTTTACATGGTTTAACTAAGTTTAGTATGGAGGATGCACCTCCAAATCATTTCTTTTTAGAATATGTAGCTAGACCACAAACAGCAGAGATATTCTTTGAAGATATGCTAATGGCATTAGTATTTTATGGAATGCCAATATTAGCGGAAAATAACAAACCTCGTTTATTATATCATTTAAGAAGAAGAGGCTATAGAGGTTATTCAATGAATAGACCTGATAAACTTTGGAATAAGTTATCAGTAACAGAGAAAGAAATAGGTGGAATACCTAATACAAGTGAGGATATAAAACAAGCTCACGCCGCTGCGATTGAAATGTATATACAAGAAAACGTAGGTATGAAACTCGATGGATCACATGGTTCGTTATATTTCAATAGAACATTAAAGGATTGGGCTAGATTTGATATAACAAAAAGAACAAAATTTGATGCAACAATTAGTAGTGGGTTAGCAATAATGGCGTGTAATAGAAATTTATACAAACCAAACGTTAAGGTAACAAAAGATAAATTAAACATTAGTTTCGCGAAGTATACAAATACAAGTGAAAGATCACAAATAATAAAATAATATGGCAAAACCAACGAAAGGTTATTTTCCGAGTCAAGTTGTAAGTGATGCTGAAAAGGCAAGTTATGATTATGGTTTAAAGATAGCAAAAGCAATAGAAAGTGAGTGGCTAGGTAAATCTGGATCAAATAATAATAGGTTAAACTATACTAGGCGCGAGTTTGATAAACTTAGATTATATGCTAGAGGGGAACAAAGTGTACAAAAGTATAAAGATGAGTTGTCTATTAATGGAGATTTATCTTATCTAAACTTAGATTGGAAACCAGTACCTATTATACCTAAGTTTGTAGATATAGTGGTTAATGGTATTGCTGAAAGAACCTACGATATAAAAGCTTACTCTCAAGATCCACATGGCGTATCAAAGAGAACAAAATATATGGAGTCTATCTTAAGTGATATGCGCTTAAAAGATGTAAACAAGTTTGTTCAAGAATCATTCAATTTAGATATGACTGAAAGCAACATAGGTGAACTACCAGGTGATGAAGAAGAATTAGCTGTTCATATGCAATTGTCTTATAAACAATCTATTGAAATAGCACAAGAACAAGCGTTGAATACTTTATTTGAAGGAAATAACTATGAGTTAATTAAAAAGAGGTTTTATTATGATCTAACTGTACTTGGTATGGGTGCTGTAAGAAATACTTACACAGAATCAAAAGGAGTTTGTGTGGACTATGTTGATCCAGCAAATTTAATATATTCTCATACTGAATCACCGTATTTTGATGATATATACTATGTTGGAGAGGTTAAAGATTTACCAATAAACGAATTAAAGAAAGAATTCCCTGATTTAAATAATGAGGATTTATTAGAAATTATACAAAACAATTCTAATGCCACTCGTGTAGGACAAAATACATCGGTTGATAATACAGATAACAATATTGTTCAAGTTTTGTTTTTTAATTACAAAACTTATGCTAATGAGGTTTATAAGGAGAAAATGACACAATCTGGTGGATCTAAATTAATAGAAAAAGATGATTCCTTTGACCCACCTCAAGATGATGAGAG